CCTATGGCTCTCCTAGGATGGCACTTGTTTAATAGATGTACTAAACATGAGACTGAAATAGCTGTACTAAAAACTCAAATAGAAACAGCAAAGCTTTCATACGACAGAGAGATGAAAGAAATAAAAGATACAATCAAACAAATATTCAACAAGCTTGACAACATAGAGCAAGCACTGAGGGAAAAATAATGGAGAACATGAAACTACCTTTGGCCTTGGTGTTGGCTATGGCTGCTCAGTTAGCTGGTGGTGTCTGGTGGGTAAGCCAACAGGCAGCTACTATTGAGAGTTTACAAGAAACTGTGTCAGTTCTTACAGCAGAGAACAGGACATCAGATAAAGTAAACATGCAAAGAGACATTGAAGAGAACGCTGAAGAGATACAAGAACTATGGGATGATACAGAGTTGTTGTGGGAAGAAGCTAACACTCAAGCAAAACATATGTTATCTATAATGGAACTACAACAACGTGTATCTGTATTAGAGAACACAATGAGATTTATGGATAGAGACCACAAAGATCTTCTTGATCCGAGGCATTAACTATGATTGATCCACTCAGCGCATTGGCAATGGTCAAGGGTGGCATCAGTGCAGGTAAAACCATAGCCTCCATGTCCAAAGAACTAGCAGGTTTCTTTGACAGTGTAGACAATGCCAAGAAAGCTCACGAAAAGAAGAAACAAAGTCCTTTTAGTAGCTCAAATGAGGAAGCTCTGGACACGTTCATGAAACGTCAACAGGCTAAACAGGCTGAGGAAGAATTGAGAGAGTTCATTGTTAACACTTTGGGTTATAGTGCTTACCAAGAACTTCTTAAACTACGTAGGGAAGTTGCTGCGGAAAGAAAAGAAGCAGAAAGACAAGCAAGATTAGAAGCTGAACGAATGAAAGAGAACGCTGAGATGGCGTTCATTGCTGTAGTAATCTTCTTATTGTTATGTGGTGGGGCACTAGGTTTACTAGTCGCTATGGGTTGGGTAGATATATAATGAGTACAGTACTAGACGAATGGAAAGTATGGCCTAGGGTTATGATGTTAGTCTTCACTCTAATGAGTTGGAGAGTAGTAGAATGGTTCATGAACTTACCTGACCCAAGTGTTCAACAAGCAGGTCTAGTCTCAGTAGTCATGGGTGCAGCAACAGGAGCATTCGGAATCTGGATGTCAAAAGAGGTGAAGTAAATGGCAAGTCCTAAACCAACAAAACCAGCACTATGGTCAAGAGCTAAGAGTTTAGCTAAACAAAAGTTTGATGTTTATCCATCAGCCTATGCAAATGCTTGGGCAGCTAAATGGTACAAGTCCAAAGGTGGTGGATGGTCAGGTAAAGACAACAGAGTAAAGAGGAAAAAATAATGCCCTATTCAAAGTATTCACCAAAGCAAAAACGATTGGCTGCTGTAGCTCCACCAAGAAAGAAGATCACTGCTGCTGACCTAAAGAAACTACGTGGAAAGAAGAAGAAGTAATGGCTAAGGGTGGCTTAGGTAAGTGGTTCTCTGAGGAGTGGACAGATGTTAAGACTGGCAAACCTTGTGGGCGTAAGAGTGCAAAGGGAAGCAAGCGTCCGTATCCAGCCTGTCGTCCGAAGTCGGTGGCAGGAAGAATCTCCAAGAAGGAAGCTGCCAAAAAGAAAGGACCGAAGAGAGTATCTTGGTCCACAACAGCATCAGGAAAGAAAAGAAAGAAGGGAGCCTAAGTAGCTCCCCTTTTTTATACCTTTTCCTCCCACTTATAGCAATGATAGTTCCTGACTAACCACCCTTGATACTCAACTTGATTGATGCCATCAGCTATTGAAATCATACACTCTTTCTCTGTATTAAACACCCTAGGTGTTCCAAAACTTCTACATTCTGTAGCTGCTACATTACAAGCTAAGATTATTGCAGTAAACATTTAGTTTCCTTCCATCTCCTGAATCAATCTGTCTAAGTACCACTTAGCCTTCTTCAGGTCTTCTAATGGTTTACCCTTGTATCTATACCTATGTAAGTATTTCTTACAGTTACCTTCTAGGTATCCCATGAACATCATAGTGTCCATGTTGTCCTTCATGTAATCTATACACTCTATCTCGCCATCACCATAGTGTGGTGGCTTATTTACTACATCTTTCATCTAAGCTCCTATATCTACTACTTCACAGACATCACCAGTGCAAGCAAACGTCTGACTTGAGTTAGTACTATCCTCTTTTTCGTAGTCTGTCAAGAGTGACCAGTCTATTTTCTTTGGCATGAGTGACAATAATGTCGCATATTCTTTCTTGGTTATGTCTTGATAAGGTGCTTGCTGATAGGTGTGTTCATTGTATGGTAGGAAAGATACACCTGACATCTCATCAAAGTGTTTGTAGACAAACGCACCAACCTCAAACCACTCGTCCTTTCTGACGTTGATAGTCACACTAGGTTTATGTTCACACCAATGTCTCTGGTACATCAACCACATCTCTAGCTGATCAATAGCTGACATATCCTCAGTAACTACTGCGTTGGCAGGAGACTTGATAGGAAAGCTGAACACTGTAGTCTGATCAGGTTTCATTACACAAGGTTGATTAGGTATCTTTTGATCCTTCATAAACTGTGTTAGTGGGTCTTTGTTATCTCCTCTAACGGTTCTAATGTAGTACTTACTATGTCGTGCGTGGATACCTGAGGCACTGTCAACCAGTTGACTGACTGTTCCTGATGGTTTGACACACGTGATGGCAGTTGAAGGATTAATACCAAGATTATTAGCCAGAGTACGATTTGTATTTTCTGCAACCTGTCTAAGGCTTTGGAGATTTTTTGATAGTCCATTGTTTGTCCTTATCAATAAAGGGTTATCCATTATGCCTGTTAGCGACACACCCAACAGACGCTCTTCTTCTGTGTTGTCCTTCCATATCTTACGAAGGTATGGGAACTTAGTATAGGTAGACTGTATAGTACCTAGTGTTGTAGCTATCTTAACCTTACGTGACAAGTCACCAAAGTTATCCGTGGCTCTGACCACAACCTCTGTTAAGTTACAGAACTGGTATGGCCTTAGTATAATCTCACTGCAAGGGTTAGTACCAAACTCGTAGTTAGGGTCACGTCTACCATACTTCTCAGCTTGTTTCTTACTAGCCTCTCTGTTGAAGACACCTCGCTCACCACTACCTGATTCAACAAGAGCCATCCACTCACGCATGAATGACAAGCTATCAGGCTTCTCTGTGTAAGACACTGAGTTGTTAGCTAGTGCACGTTGAGGATTGTTAGTCCACCAATCACCTGACTTAGCGTGTCGCATCCTATCATCTGACAAGTTAGACAGACTGATCATTGCTGACCTACGGACACCACCAACTACAACAACCTCACCAACCTTACACATAAGATCGTGACACTCAATAGACGATAGCTTACGTCCTTGTGCATCCTTGAATATCTTGATAGCAAAGTTAAACAAGTCAACTAAAGGAGCAGGACCACTAGCTCTACCACCGAATGTCTTTAGTCTAGCACCTGCAGGTCTGACTTGTGACACATCCCACTTAGGTATCTCACCTGCCCACAACAAAGCTAGTAGTTGTCTGAAAGCCTTAGCCCAACCTTCTTTGCTGTCCTTTACTATGATCTTAGTGTCGCTGTCGTATAACTCAGGTACATCAGGTAGCTTCTGTATATACTGACGTTCAACTGAAAAGCCTACACCAGTGCCACACAACAGGATAAACATAGCCTCATCAAAAGACTTAGGGTCATCTACAGGTAGGTAGCTGCAGTTGTAACCTGAGGTGTTGTCTCTATCCAACGCCTTACCTGCTGTCATCATAGCTCTCATGCTAGGCATGACCTCTAGGTTTAGGATTGCTTGTTCTATTTGATTGACAAAACTGTCTTTACCCATGACAGGTATGACTACGTTGGTCATGTATCTATCAACAGTCTCAGCCCAAGTCTCTCTACGTTGCTCTTTATCTAGCCATCGTGCATATCTTGACGTGTGTATAAACGCTTGGTAATCTGTAGGTAAGTAATTATCTTTCATCTCTTGTCTCCGTTTCCTCGTAGTGTTCCTCTTTTCTGTCTACCATGTAGCTTTTCTAAGTTCTCGTAGGCTACATTTTCCATATCAATGTTAAGGTCTCTACACAGAGCAGCTATGTACCATAGACAATCTCCTATCTCACTAGCGATACCTTCACGGTCAAGCTTACCATCCCTCATGATCTTCTTTACTTTGTTTGCTACCTCTCCTGCTTCAGCAGCTAGACCTAGAGCAGGGTAAATGATTGCGTGTTTCTGATCGTAGATAGCTGTAGTTGCAGCTTGTTGTTGATACTTGTCCATGTCAAGAGGGTCTTGATTGTAGTATTGAAATGCGTTTATATCGTCTAGGGTAATCACTCTTCTAGTTCCTTCCACTGTTTAATTTCTATATCCATGTAAAAGTAATCATTCATGTTGATAGTTCCATCGTCAACTAACTTACGTATGATTGCTTCCTCATCCAAATCATTTTGTTCCATCAACAACTCTAAGCCGTAGTTATTGACAAGAGCTTCTATCTTACTATCATGATCAAACATTGTCAAGCCTTAATGTACCCAAAGAGAAGATTCTTTTTCGTGGAGGATGGGTAAGATTGAAGACTTTAGTTTGTTCATGAAGTTGTAAGCATCGTTGAAGTCCTTGAAGTATACCTCATCATCAAACATCAAACCCTTCTCTTCAACTACACATAACAAAGCCCACTTGTCACCCTGATCTATTGGTCCTTCTAAATACTGGTGTATTTTAACCTCCATCTTTACCTCCCTTAAACCTATGTTTAAAAAAAACTATTGCATTTATTGTTGTATTGATTGTAACCATAATTAATATCCACCATTGCCACCATACTAAGCCACCGAGTTCAAACATATCTTTTTCTTTCTTTCTTTTATCCAATCATGTGGTATTACTTCTTTAGCAAAGATAAACCCATAGTAATCACACCAGTCTGCGTAGGTCATCTTTGCTCCTTTGTTTAATCTCTGGTAAGGATTACTGAAAACAAACCTGATGTCAAGTTCTGGATGTAATTCTTTTATCCACTTGTGTTTATTTCTATCAGGTAAAGTAAACCTACCCTTAGTCTCAACTATAATACCATTGGGTAAAACAAAGTCAGGAGTATACTTTCTTATCCTCATGTCACGCCACTGTACCTTTAGTGTCTCGTACTCAAACTTGACACGTTTCTTTTGTAGGTACTTAGCGTTACGTTCCTCTAGTCCTGATCGGAATCTGTGAACTTGGGTGGTTGCCATATCTGTTCTTCTTCTCTTCGTAACCAAAGTAATCTTCCGTTCTCAATAACTCTTTCTTCATCACCACCGTAGGCTCTGACACACTCTTCATACAAGTCTTGTTCTGTCTTACAATCAGCTAGTATCTTCTCAGCTTTCTTAGGACCAACGCCATAGATACCTTGAATGTTGTCTGCTGAATCACCTGTAAGTATCTGCTTGTAGAAGAATCTCAACCCTTCAAACTCTTCAACTGTCTGCCAAGTACGTCTGTGTGGATTGTAGTGTGTACATGGTAGCTGAAGCATGTCCTTGTCTATTGATATGACAATACTCTCAGGGTTAGACCAGATACCAATCAAGTCATCAGCCTCTTCATTCTCAGACACAATAGCTTTCCAATTGTCAATCAGGTGCTGTCTAATATCACCAAGGTGTACAGGTCTCTCCTGTTTTCTGTTACCTTTGTATTCTCTGGTGACAGCAATCTCTCTTCTGAAGTTACCTTTACCTGTCAGGAATATCTGATACTTGTCATCAGTTACTTCCCACAGTACTGCCTCAAGTGCAGTCTCTAGTAGTTCATCTACTTTTTCTACTGCTGCTTGTGCTTCTTCATCTTCACAAGAGAAAGCTGCACGATAAGCAAACGGATCACCATCAACCAGTATTTGCAAGTTGTCGTTCTTCTGCACGTTGACGTTCCTTCTGTGTCATTGGTCTAAGTATATCGTCAGTGTAGTCAACGATGATTCCTGTATTCCACTTACTACATTCTTCTTCTGCTGCTTCGTAAGTATTAAACAACTTTGGTTTGTATGATTCGTTTGTATTGCAAGGCCATGACTCAGGTACATAGTTGTAATCACAGTCAGTGTCAAACATAATCATTACTGCATATTTCATATCTAATCCTTAGGGAAAAAGGACAGGGCCGAAGCCCTGCCAGTTACAACGAAAGGAGTACATGGGTTGTTACCAACGATCCTCTGCAGCCATCTCTTCAAATGGTACATGTTCAAGGATGCCCACTTTCTCTAACCTTACTGAGGCGGTAGAACCCTCACCATAGATAGAGATCTTAACCTTGGCCTTAGTGCCGTTACCAAGAGCACCGTCTTCAATGTAGTCCCAAGGTTTATTGGTAGTGCCGTGGGTAACGGATGGCGCACCACCAAAGTCTTCAATACCAGAAGGGTGTTTGTTAGGACGTTTGAGTTTCATACCTGCACGATTGTCTGCTGCAGTAATTGGTTTGATCATACGGTTGCCCATTGATTCTTCAGGGAAACCTAAGTCAACCATCTTCTGTAGCTCGTCATCATCCTTGGGTACGAACACAGTATTGAACTGTCCTTCTGTACGCTCATGGTATTCTGAGTCATCAATGTTGTCTTGAAAGATACGTGCATAATACAAGTCACCTTCAAATACACCATACTTAGTTTTCTTTTTAGCTGCCATTACTTAGCTCCTCTTTACTGATTCGTTTCATCAACATATACGTAATTAATTCTAATGTCAAGCAAAAAATTACAGGGGATAGTGCAAATATCCAAATCAATGTGTCTCTCTCCAATTGTATCCTATGTCAGTTGATCCTGCGAGTGGGCAGATCATACCAAACTTTACACCAGTGTCAACAATGGACTGCCTTTGTATCTTACCTAGTAGTTCAGCATCTTTCATCTGCCCACGCACTTCTGTTTGCCACTC